CAGAATGGTTACGTCTTCATTCTACTGCAATCCAATCGCATCTAATTTAACTAGTACAACACAAAAAGCCATTAGATATCAGTACACGGATCAAGCAACTAATTTATTGTTTCTTACTGTGACCCCGTCATCGGCACCAACCAATAAACCAAACACAGTTCCTTTTATTGGTGAACCATCACAAAACATCATTTTAACTAATACCTTCTTCAATCCAACAACAATTGAAATTGAAATGGTTGAACATGATGACACCACATTGGCATACGCACTTTATGGTAATCAAAGTAAATCCGTCTCTGATGGTATTTACACAATTTACACTGCGGATAACAATATATACAAACAGTTTAACCTGTTTGAAATCAAAGATGAGTTCAACGAAACACTTTACGAAATACGTGAAGAAAGGGACGAAATTGATGATACTAAAAACTTTGATGATATCACTGAATTATAATGGCGAAAAGAAAAGTTCCAAGTCAAGCGGCAAGTGGAAGGGAAACCTTTAACGACAACTTGATCGGTAACCAAATTACCGATGGGTCTAGCCAATTTACTGCTACGAACTTTTCAGTTGAAAAAACCATTCCTCAGAGAGATAGTAAAACTTTTAAATCAGTACCATTTTCTGAGTTTCTTACCTTAGAAGATCTTGGGGAAGAAACTAAGGCACCGACAACATCATCACCAACCACCAGTAAAAAAGATAATAAAGTAAAGTTTAGGGATTCTAAACAAGATGGTGGAAAATCACTTTATGGATCTCTTAAAGAGAGATTATCGGTATCCGTACAAAGAATTGTAAGGAAGTTCCCTGCGGGGTTCTATGTTGATGGAGACACCCCTGTGGCATCCACCATCTACACCGCTGAAAACATTTCATACAATCAAAGAACTAACGTTACAACGTTTGAGTTTGAAAAGTCAAAAATATTCAATCCACTTGAGGTTGTTTTCACTAAACCTAAGAGTAATACTCAACCAACAGTTGACAACGAGTTTAAAAATTTCTTTTCAAACTATTCAAAATATGCTTTATCGTTAAATAATAAAACTTATAATGTTTTAAGTTTTACTGACGATACCTCCACAATTACTTTAGAGGTTAGTGGTAGACCATTTACCTCATCAACATACAGTGAAAGTTTTTTAATAAGACCTGTTGATTCTATTGTCGAGGAATTTTTTACAAATCTAGATGATTTAGAGTCTGTTTTACTTAATAGGGAAACTAGTCCAATTTATACTGCTAGTTTTAAGGTACCACAGAATTCTTTAGATGGGTCTAGAACTGAATTAACCACTGTTAAACTTAAGTGGCCACTTTTTAAGGATGGGTGGAACATAAAGATAACAGGGTTAGAATACTCTAATTACCTCACCAGGCTTAAGGACATTGGGGAGGAAATAGATAACTATAAATCTAATTTGGTTGTCAGGTTCCTAACAACCGCATCCCTTAACGAATTCGATACCGAAGACAAAAGGATGGGTTCGGTTTTACAACTGTACGGTACATCCTTTGATCAGGTAAAAAAATTCATTGATAATGTGGCTTACATGAGAAATGTAAGTTATGATGGGATTAAAAACGTACCGGACATTTTATTAAAAAACCTATCTAACACTTTAGGATTAGATTCGGTAAATCTATTTGATGAAAAATCATTAGAGGACACACTTTATAATAGAATAGAAAGTCAATATGGTGGTGTAGGTCTCGGTATGAACATGGTTGAGGCCGAAACAGAATTCTATAGAAGATTAGTAATAAACTTAGTTCATATCTATAAATCTAAAGGAACTAGAAAGGCGTTAGAATTCTTTCTGAGATTTATAGGGGCACCCGAACCTTTAATTAAAATAAACGAACATGTTTATAGGTTTGATGATGTTAGAAAGGTGGATGAGGATATTGATTCGGATATCTACGATTTAGTACAAGGAAATAAGACATTTAATGTTGCGGAACTATCCACAACAGGTTTCACATATTCAAACACAACAACCACAGGATCAACAATTTACTCTGATTCTGAATATCCAATTGTACTTACGGGTGTTACAAAATATGGTGACGTAAAACCAATTGTAAGTGAGGATAATGATGTGTTTTTCCAAAAAGGTGCGGGTTGGTATGATATTACATTAGAACACAGATCTTCTTTAGAAATTGATACGGAAAGGTCTAATCTAACCAGTAACCCAAAAGTAATTAAGACGAAAAATAAGGATTATACATATGGTGAGGAATACTTCACATTGTATAGACAATTTTATGGTTTAGATTATGGGTATGAATTACACAATACCGTCAATAACGAAAAGGCGGAATTATTGGGTGACACAGATAGTAAAACACTTAACAGAAAGAATATACAAATCTATCTTTCCTCTGCCCAAGCATTGGAGTATGATGTTTATAGACAATCGAGAAAATTAAGGGTAACCTTTGGAACCAACACGATGAAACCTCAAACAGGTTTTACGTTTGCGGAATTTTTAGATCAAGTATTAAACGAACAAATAAGGAATTCTCACACTGTTCGTTACCAAAAGTCCTATATCCAATTAGAAGATATATACACTAGTTACTTGGAGAAGGTTCCAAATCCTTATAGTAACCCAACGGTAAGTGAATTCATTAATAGAATGAGTCCATATTGGGTACAAGTAATTGAACAATTTGTGCCTGCAACTACACTATGGACCGGTGGTAACATTATTGAGAATCATAAGTTAGGGAGGTCAAAATATGAATACATTAAACCTTGCCAAACAAATGAGTTTGTACAAAATGTCTTCCCCGAATTTGAAACCGCAATTGAGGAGGATTTAGAAACACTGATTTTAGGTGATAAGGATGTCTTTAGAGGTCTTACCATTCTTAGTGGTGTGACATATACCCTTTTCATTGAGTTAGAGGGCGAGATCTACCAAGGTGACGACTCTATAGTTTTAAGTGGAGAAACTCAAAACGTAAACTCTTTAGCTTGTGAAAATATTATCCAATCACACACTCATGCGGGTTTATTTGAACCTTTTAATATCACATCCGAATGTACATCAATAAACGATGTAGAGTTTAACGGGGTTCCATTTGATAAAACAAAACACCTCCCATTACTTTGTGATTTTAAATGTCATTTAGAACCACAGAGAGAGATATTAGATTGTTTATGGATTGAAGAATTAAAAGATATTATCGATAATCAAATCAATACCAAATACTATAAAAGAACACTTTATAGTGGGGGTGAAACCATAAATAATCACGCGGGATGGGTGGACTATCAAGTAAGTGGTAACACAACCTTAGAAGGTAATTACTTAGGTGAATTAACAACAAATTCGGAAATCTATGGGTATGAGATAGCACCTATTATCTCCTACGAGATTTTCACAGATACTGATGGTGTTAAAAAGATAAGTGTTACCCCATTTAAGTACGATACACCACTATACATCCATACCCCAAACAGTAAAGATGAATATACACTTGTAGAAATTGAGTGTATCGACCCATCAACATTTGATTTTTATTGGGCTGCGGAATACCTAACAGGTAGTACGGAATGCAATCCTCAGGTTGAGGTTACGGGTACCGGAGAAATGTTCGTTTTACCTGAAGATACAGATCACTGTGTTTTAAGTTCGGACATTTACTTAGAGATTTCGGGAATTACATTCGGAAATGAGGATACTGTAGATAATGGTGATCCATGTGACGATTGTCCCGCATTCAATACTGAGTGGCCCGTTAACATATTTTTAAATTGTGTTGGTGGATATAATGAATCAATCACTGGTTATACTGTTCAACACGTGTCGGGATGTACGTTTGTAATTAAAGACGTAAAAGAGACCGATGTTTTTGATGTGATCATCACTGACGGTGCGAACTGTGATCAAAAAATAAGGATAGAGGGTCTACAACAAAAATTAGAATGGGACCCAACAGGAAAAAGTCATTATTTTAACTATTCTGTCGATACATTCTTACCTAATGACATTTATACTCCAATAGAGAGTCAAAGTGGTATAACTTATTGTGATAACTACTTAGGATACACTCTACACCCAAAAGTACAATATAGACCAACGTTTGATTATGGTTTAAGACAAGGGAGTTATGTTTTAAAAATTGATAACAACTTCACAGAGGACTTTAATACGTTTACGTGGAGAGATATTAACGAACATCTCGGACATGGCCATATCAGTAGAGTAAAGATTGAAGATATCGTTATTGGTGATAAAGTATTATCCGCAACATATAAAGATTGTCCTTATAGTTCACAAGACTTCTTTAATTCTCCTATTGAAGGTTACGGATTCTCAATGGAATACCAAGTTCTCTTAGTTGAAAATAAAGATTGTTTAGGTTCCATAAAAGTTAATAGAATCAATGATAGGTTTAGTGTATTACCCAATAGTAAACTCAGAGTTTTAACAAACGATTCAGGACGTTTTGAATTCACAGAAAAATATCCTGAACAACTAACTGTTAGACCTGAGGAGGACGTTACGCCATGTTGTAGTCATGACGTGACTTATCATGAAAATGGTGACTACATGATCAATGAGTTCGGTTTCCCCGTGGAAGTCCTTTCATTGGATTTGGATTATTGTGATAGGGACATATATTATCATTTAAACGTAAGTACTGTTGGTAAAATAGATCAGACAGGTTGTGGTAATGTTGTTATTTTCAACGGAGACATCAATGACTCCGTCTTATTAGAACATATTGAACAGAAGTTTAATACTTTAGATTTAAAAACACAACAATACTTCCAAGACAATCTAGATTGTGAGGACATACCAAGTATTGATGAATTGGAAAGACCTGTTTATACAATTGATTGTGAAGAGGTTAATGCGTTTAAGGTTCAAAACTTTATTACGGGTGACATTAAATATGTTACATACAATCCTGATTTCTCAGTTGGTGATTATGTCGAATTAAGATTATTACCCGATGGACAAAGAAATAGAATCCAATTTATTAATTTGGATTGTTATGTTATTGTGGATCTGGCGAGTTATGGTAACATTACTTTTGAGATAAGTAGATACTGTATCGGATCAACCAGACCACCTCAACCAACCCCAACACCATCATCTACTCCTCATCCTACACTACCACCAACCCCAACACCTAGTCCATCACCTAGTGTGACTGCTAGCCCAACACCGAGTACAACAGCCAGTCCTACACCAAGTCCTAGCCCATCACCAAGTACAACTGCGGATCCTACACCAACTCCAAGCACAACTGCGGATCCTACACCAACTCCAAGCACAACTGCGGATCCTACTCCTACACCTAGTAGTTCACCGACACCTTCTGTGACTCCAGATCCAACTGCGAGTCCGTCACCATCCCCTGCACCAACAAATACTCCAACCCCAGATCCAACATCTAGTTCAACTCCTGCACCTACAGGTACACCAACACCTACCCCAACGGCGACAATTGATTGTAATTTCGATGCGGATTTTGACGAGTATTTTGAACCAACACCAACACCTACCTATACTCCTTCACCAACACCGAGTACAACCGCTAGTCCTACTCCGTCTCCTTCACCGTCTCCATCACCAAGCACAACCGCTAGTCCTACACCAAGTCCTAGCCCATCACCAAGTACAACTGCGGATCCTACACCAACACCATCGCCATCGGTTACCGCTAATTGTGACTTTGGTGTGGATGTAGATATTGCCACCCCAACCCCAACTCCAAGTAATTCACCAACACCTTCTCCATCACCAAGTACAACTGCTAGTCCTACACCAACACCGAGTAGTACTCCGAACTGCGACTTCGGCGTAGATGTAGATATTGCTACTCCAACACCAACACCTAGTCCATCGGCTACACCTAACTGCGACTTTGGTGTGGATGTAGATATTGCCACTCCGACACCAACACCATCTAATAGTCCAACTCCAACACCTAGCCCATCGGTTACCGCTAATTGTGACTTTGGTGTAGATGTGGATATCGCAACACCTACTCCGAGTCCAAGCCAAACTAATACTCCAACACCAACACCATCACCAAGCCCATCACCTTCGGTAACTCCGAATTGTGATTTCGGTGTGGATGTGGATATTGCCACTCCGACACCAACACCAAGCAATTCACCTACACCTTCCGTAACTGCGAGTCCTACTCCATCACCATCTCCGAGTAGTTCTCCAACTCCATCACCTTCGGTAACTCCGAATTGTGACTTTGGTGTAGATGTAGATATTGCTACTCCGACACCTAGCCCAAGTCAAACTAATACTCCAACCCCATCACCATCACCATCACCAAGTACAACCGCTAGTCCTACCCCAACCCCATCACCTTCGGTAACTCCGAATTGTGACTTTGGAGTTATAGTGGATATCGCAACACCTACTCCTACACCATCTAATAGTCCAACACCAA